ATACAGTATCTACATCGTCAACAAGGTCACTTACTTTGCTACTAATACCACTGACGTTATCTTTGCCGACTGAGAATTGTTTTACAACCTTACCACCATTCACGTCACTAATTTGTACCGACCATTCACCCTCTTGGTCAGGTGTAAAAGAGCCGGTATAACGACCGGACGAACCAATTTCAGTCATGTTGACATCTGGAAAATTTACTATATCTTTGACACCTGTCTCATCGTATATTTCCATCAATGGTGTAAGGCTGGTAGCTGCTCCAGCAGCTTGATACATTACTTGGATACTTTCATTTACTTTGTAATTACGTTCCATTTTTCTTACCTCTTTTCTTTACAGGATTGTAATTGGCCTACTTGTTTTATCCTCTACGTCAATCATAGCTACTTTATACTGTTGTATTACAGATTCATTTCTTCCTTCTACAAAAATACGAACTGTCCACGTACCATCAGCATCAGGAAAAAGGTAACTCTGATATATTGAGCCATTAGTAAGAGGAATCTCCCACATTTCCTCAATTGGATAATTCTCTGGATCGGAATAACCTGTTTCATCGAGGACTTCCATCTTGACTGTAAGCCCACCAGAATTACCCATTGGTTGATATTCAACACGGATTGGATCATAAGTCGGTAGAAACATTTTTCATTCTTACAAAAGATACTCAATATCCACTATCGCATCTACGTCAGACGAGTAAAAGTACAGCTTACTCACATCATCAATAGGAACGAATCTCACATAATGGTCAGTTCCAAATTCCGGTAGGGGGACTCCAGTGATGTTAGTACATGCTTCTCCAATTCTCATTCTTACTTCTGCTGAGTTAGCTGAATCTCCAATTACAAAACAGCCTTTACAGGCAAGACTCGTACCTCCATTACCCTGACCCGCTCCGCCGGAAAGAGTAACTCTTACACTTCCACCGGATGCTGCAATAGACCAAAAACTTAAACCAGCATATCTCATTTTAATTTCTCCTTATTTTATACACCAGTTGCGTAAGCTACCTTTTTCCAACCGATTGTGCTATTCGTCCATCTCATTACGGCGAACTCACCAGCCGCATCGAGTGTAGCATTGTCTCCATTGGTAGTATCGACAGTCGCCGCTCCAGAAGTTCTTGCCGCACACCATAAGAAAATTTCCTGTCCTGGATGCACTCCATCGGGGACTGTAATTGTATAGTCATCTCCGACAGTAACCTTAACCGGATTGTCAATTTGGAAATAATCATCATCTCTTCCAGTTTTCAAAGTACAAGCCGCACTAACGTCTTTCTGATTTTTTTCCATAGCACGGCCCATTTCATATTGAATTTGTCCTGCTGACATTTTTCTTACCCTTTCAAAATTTCTTATTCATTTACTATTACAATTTACTCACTATATGAGTGGCCTTCATCTTGGTACAAGTTTTCCAACTGAAATCTTGCGTTCTCGCCTCTCTTTACAGCAGTATCAATACTGCCGGTAGCAAGATTTCCAATGAATACATTATTATCGACCGAAGAGTCTGCTGATATTAAATCCTTTATTAATCCCTTGGCAATTCTATAATGTATTCCTATCTCTCCATCCTCTTGTGTTTCAGCTACTCCGAAGCATGTTTCAAGAATCGCTTCAGCGGCTTTTATTCCTCCTACTAATTTATCAGCAGCTTTTCCTGGCTTCAGCGGATTTATCTTGTAAAATACTCGCAAAATATATGACGAATCTGGTTCATCATGCAGCCATATTTCATATTTAGAGCCAACTTCAAGATCATAAGGAGCAGTTACAATAGAATAGAAAGCCGGAGGATTTGAGCTAATAGAAGCAACTCTAAGATCAAGTAGCTGTTCTGGCGTTATCTTTGTCAATGCAATATATCCATCATTATCATCAAAAATCGGATCGGTCAAAAGCTCTGAGAAGTCTTCCGGCAGTGCATATTTCCATTTACCAGTCTGAACTGGTATTGTGTATAATTGCTTGAGAAAACTCCAACAATATTCCTTTCCCGTTCTGTCATCCACAGGATATAAGAATTGACGATAAGCTCGATTAACTATATCTTTAACAACTCTAAGATGCTCATCTGTCGGCGTTTCACCATATCCGAGAAACCTTGATACTCTCTTATAAATATCTTCAAACGTAAGGCTCAAATCCGTCATTATTCACCTCCAGGCCGCACAACCGCTCTCATAAGTCTTTCTCTACGAAAGATTGGAATACTCTCCTGTATCTCAGGGTCAATTTCGACCGCATTTGGAATATATTGCTGATCATAAGCAATAAATGCCGATAGCATCTTCTCTGCTTCTGTTGTTTGTGGGCCAATAGAATCGTCTTCTTGCAATTCTGCAACAGAAAGAGCCATTTGCATTATGACTTCAGAACCTCTTATTCCACCAACAAACTTATCAGTAGTCTCTTCTGGCTTTTCCGGATCGAAGATATATTCATATTTGAATGTTAATGGGCCGTCTGGAGTTTTGTAAAACCATACTTCATAATTCGAGCCTGTTTCCTTACTATACGGATTTGAATTGATTGCATAATATTCTGGGTTTGTATCAGTTGCAATAGACTGACTACGTAAAGCTCTCAATTTTGAAATGTCTATCCGTTGAGGATTATCTTTGTTCTCACCAGCATCATACTTGAAACCGGAAACAAGTCCTACGAAATCCTCCGGCAGATTATATTGGTATTTATCCGCCTGAGTGATAAGAGTTCCTGTTCTTCGTAGAAAACTCCAGATATATATTTGACCTGTTTGAGGAGAGAGCGGGAACAGAAATTTTCTGTACGCACGGCAGACTATATCCTCTACTTTGGTAAGATTAGTTCCAGCCGGAGATGTGCCAAGACCAAGAAAGTCTGAAACTCGCTTATAAGCATCTTCAAAGTTAATTTGAAGTGTTGCCATTTTTTACCTCCTATTCTTATTTATCTTATGTTGTACCGACCAGAATGTATTCGTATTTCGGCGTTTTTCCACTTTCACCTTTAACATAGACTATACCAGCAGGATATGGAATAACCGCTGGTATGCCACCTGCTTTTGCTGTCAAGTCAACATCAAAGGAAGTATCAAAATCACAGTCGATCTCTACATCATAATCAACAGCATATAGAATAACACACGTGACTGTAGATACATCACCGAGATCAAGTGCCTCAGCGACATCAGCCGTAGCGATAGTTCTATAATTATATGTTCCAGCAGTAGGTGTTGTTTCATCTGAACCCTTCTCTGTAAAATCGATTTGCTTACCTAAACCGGTAAGCTGTGCAATTACTGAACATTCAAAACTTGCAGCCATGTTTTCTCCTTTCAAAATACTGGCAGAGCGAAGTCATCCTGAATCTCCGCTCTGCTTTTAGGAGACAGAACCCTCAGAATCTTGGATTCTGTGTCTCTCATTCTCACTTTCTTTTAACTTACTATTTATATACTGTAAAGCCGATTGTATTTGTTGATGCTCCTGTAATGTTCCACGATAGCTGGTACAAACTTGATTTACAATCGTCATTGCTTCTTTAAGATTCATGTTCTGTCTCCAATTTTCATTTCAATATGTTTTCTGATAAACTTTGCAAAGCATTGTGGAGTGTAATTATCCTGAATCAACTTCCTTCCTGCATCTGCAATCTTTTGGTATTCATCTATTCTTTTACCCGTTTCCATACTATTGTAGAAATCTCTTATCCTTGATGAGAATGTTTTCTTATCAACATAGATACAGGATTCATAATCCTTAAATCCCATATCTTCATACTCTTTTCTCCATTGGGCGAAACATACACATCCCGCTGCCGGAATCTCAAGATACTTCGGACATACGTATTTATCACACAAAGCTAAAGCTCCGGCATACTTCGAGAGGAATCTCAAATACTCTTTTCCAAAGGGAGTTGAATTATCTTTAACAAAATGCTCTACGAACTCCACGTTACTCTGCTGATATGCCCATTGTCTGAAGTCATAACAAGCAAACCAGGGATAAGACCAAAGACAGCCATTAGCCAGAACTTTTCTTTCACGCATTCTCAAATCTGGATTGAAGTCTACGACTTTAGAAGTCATAGGAAAGTAAACTAATTTTTTTTCAATCTCAGAATCAGATAAATACGGACTGAAAAACTTGTAAAATTGTTCTTGACTTGGACAAATTATGAAATCTATCTCCCTATCATAGATTCTGTTGACTCGTCCACCTACTCCGAGTTTCAGGAATCTTTGCCCTGTGGTAGTATAAATTCCGAACCACTCAGTCTGATGTGGATCATTCATATACTCATACTTAATCGCTTTGTGCTTTCTTATTCCGTCTATTATAATATGATGAGTAGAATGAACATCATAGAAGATTATGACATCTGCTTCTATGTCCTTTGCAGAACAATTACTGT